GTCTTCGTCCGACAGCTTTTTGATGATGAGTGGCATCTCGGCATTCTTCCCATACTTCCGACAAAACGCTATCCGACGATGATGCCCATATCCCAGTTCAACTTTTCCATCCACCTTTCGGGCCACCACGTTCTCCCAAAACCCCGTCCGATCCATCGAACCTATCAACGACTCGATCTTTGCCTCGTCCACCGGATATCGATCCATGTGCCGAAATGGGTTTGGCTTGATCAACGACGCCTTCACCTTGATTTGTGACATTTTTCCCTCCATTCAGAAATTTCAGTTCCCCCTGCCCATTCTCTTCTCGGCTCATCCCCCAGGAAACCTTCTCAGACACCCCAGGGCTGCAATCTAGGGGCTCCGACGGCCTTCCCCCTGTTCCCCAGACCCTAGAGAGCACCAACCCCCAGAACGCTGTCTCAGGGGTTCGACCCCCCTCATGGGGGAAAGGAAAAATGCCCCACCAGCGATGACCGGTGTCGGGGCCAAACACCTGGAGACTCTCCCGTACGACACGGGACTGCCCTTTGGAAACAGACAGCACAAAACCAAAGGGCCGGTCATTTTGAAGAACTTGAACACCTTGTTCATTTCATTCACGAGCTCTGCTGGCTCACCCGCACCCGCAATCTCAACCACTACCAGTTGTCCCAGTCGTCGTCATCCGCAGCCTTCTTCTTCGGCTTGGACTTCTTCGGAGGTTCGTCGTCGTCCCAGTCGTCGTCATCATCCTTGGGCTTGGACTTTGGCTTGGACTTCTTCTCAGGCTCGTCATCATCGTCCCAATCGTCGTCATCGTCCTTGGGCTTCTCCGACTTGGACTTCTTCGGTGGTGCTTCAAGATCATCATGTCCGACGGCCTTGTGGATCACTTCATCTTCGTCCTCCAACACCAAGCTCGTCCCATCACCAGAGACATGGACCACTTCGCACTTCTTCCCGTGGTACCAAACATCGTCTCCAACAGAGACTCCTGATTGAACTTTGGACTTACGCTTCGGCTTCTCCTCAGGCTCGTCATCATCCTTCTTTGCTCGACGCTTCGGCTTCTCCTCAGGCTCGTCATCGTCCGCTTCTTCTTCAGTTTCAGTCTGCAAGAACAAAGCCTTCAGCTTGTCGTACGACGTGCCAACGATCAGGTCGTCCAAGCAAGGCATCTCTTCGGCGACTTCCGGATCGTACTGCCGCTTGCGTGCCCGAAACTCGATGTCCCCGACGTCCGTCCACTTGCCTTTGTCCGACTGTTGCAAAGCCAACCGCATCGTCAACCCGTCCGTCGGATCGGCAAAGAAATCGTACCCATCTTCCTCGTCCGAGTTGTTGATCTTGTCTTTCAACTGCTTGCCAAACAGATGATATGAAACCTCCCAGACCTGCACACCATCCGGATCGTTCATCAGATCCTTGACCAACCACAGCTGCCGCTCTTTCGGAGCCAAGCTCTTGATCAGGTCTTCGTCGGCTGTTGGATCTGCCGACATCTTCGCACGAAATTCGCAGATCGGACAGGGCTTCTTGAACGTCCGAGCCAAGCAAAGATGCCAGTCTTTGTTCGGTCCAATCCCCTGATGAACGAAGAACGTCCTCTCGAAATACATCTCGCCCGGCTCTGCTCGCGGATTGCCTTTGCCAGCGACGAACGACATGAAGTCCAGCCGGTACGTTCCAGGCTTTGCGGAAAACATCGACACTCCCTCGGGCAGCTTCAAATAGTTGCTGCCACCACGAACCTCTTCTCGCCATCGGCGTGCCGACACGCGACCCTTACGACTTCTTCTTCCCATTTAGTTTCTCCTCTTCATGGTAGTACAACGCACGACCTTTGAAAAATGCATACGTACCCAACTTCACCGCCATGAACACCGCCCATGGCAGGCTGAGCACGAACACAAGCCACATCAACGCTTCAAGCATCCTCTTTTCTCCGCCGAGGCCGGAAGGCATGATCCTTTTGCATCTCTTCCAACTTTCCCTGCTCGGCCTTCGGTGTCCGAGGATCGGAGTAGTAATTCGCCAAATGCAACCGAACGAGATTTTCCAGGGCCGACTTTCGCTGTTCAAGAGCCGAAACCAAAGCAGACATGATTTCATATCGATGCCTGGCTCGCCCAAACTTGCGAACAGCCCCGATGCACACCACATGTTGAGAAACGATCACGTCGATCGCTTTCTCCGTCAGCTTGCCATCAACGCCGAATGTTTCTGGAGCAGCTCGAACCAGACTGCTCACTTCTGCACGAGCCATTTCTACAGCTGCTTTGGCTTCATCCATTTCAAGTCGAACATCAGCCGCTTCTTTTGCCCATTGAAAATAAAGTTTTGGTTGCCTCGACCACTCCCTCTCCAGATTGTACTCGTCGATTTCCAGCACTGACTCCGTCGGCTTGGCATTTTCGTTCACGATTCTCCTCCCACCTTCCATTCATGTTCTTGCTTCATTATCTCACCATCCACGAAGTGTTTCGCCCGACCGAAAGCTCGCATGATCTCCTCTTTCGTCGCTTCGCACTCCAGGGACAAACCGACGGTGATTTTCGTCGATTCAAAATTGCCCACGTTCAACGTTTGCGACAACGAATAATCGACGGTAGCCATCGGGATTTCATCCGTCTTCATTTCTCATCTCCCGGATGGATGATGTCGTAGCATGCCAAAGCGAGTCCGGCAGCTCCCGATTCATACAGAGCATCCTGAAACCGATCAATCACCGCGGCAGCCCGTCGACTCATCTTCCCACCTCCCAACAGAACAGAGCGACAGTAGCCGAGCACCATGCGTCGCAACGATTCGTACTCTTCATCTACGCTCTTCAACACCTTGGCCACCTCCGACCATGACGCTCCCGGTTTGATCAACAGCCTCGCCAGCTCTATCGCCTGTGATTTGTAGTCTCCCTTGGCAATCGCATCGAGTTGCTCATCCTCTTCACTCAACCCTATTATAGCGTGAAGCAAAACTAGTGCCTTGCGGGCCGAGCCTTCTGCGACATCTACCAACCGATCCATCACATCGCGAGACAGCAGCTTCGATCCCTCAGCTTCCAACACCATCGAAACCACCTGCTCTACGTCCTTCGATGAGAGCAAGCGAAACTTCAACTCGGATGCCCGTGTGACGATCGTCTTCAACAGCTTCTGCGGGTTGGTCGTCGACAACACGAACCAGACATGCCCCGGCGTGTCCTCCAACATCTTCAGAAACGAATCTTGGGCTTCCCCTGTGAGACGATGGCATTCGTCGATCGTCCAAAAACGACACTTCCCCGAAATCGGAGCCAGCATCAAGTTGCTCCGAATACTTCTCACCATGTCGATGCCCCGAGCATCGGCAGCATTGACCTCCGTGTAGTCCGCATCTCCACAACCCAACTTCGAGCGGAGGATGCGGGCTACGGTCGTTTTGCCTACACCGCTCGGCCCGGTGAGCAGCAGGAAATGGGGTATTGCTTGTCTGCGTCCCCAATCTGCAAGCTGCCGAATCACTTCGTCTTGCCCGATCACTTGCTTGAAACTCGCCGGACGATGCTTCCTGTAAAGTTCTTCCATCATGTTCCTCTCTCGTTACAGCAATGTCCTGATCTGCTTCCCAATACTCTCCATGTTTCTCACAGCCTGCTTATAATAGCTCGGCTTCAATTCTATTCCGATTCCCTTTCTACCTGCTTTCACAGCCCCGAAAACCTCGGAACCGACTCCCATAAACGGTGACAACACGACCTCCCCAAGATTGGATCGCAAAACGAGGATTCTGTCGATAACGTCCAACTGAAGCGGATGCATATGCCTCTCATCTTCCTCATCCTTAGCCTCTTTGTACGGAAGAGTCCGTTCAAGGCGAACATCGTCCCAAAAAGCAGAAGCATATTGCCTCCATATCCAATGGGAATAACGATTATCCCTCTGCTTCCCGTCGTAATGGCGGAATCTGAGCAAGCTGTCAGGAATATGTCGACTCCCTGCATATTCCGACAATCCTTTAGGATGCTCTATCGGTACAGGATTCCCCCCCTTCTTCCGAAAAAGGAGCAAATGATCTGCCGAAGCTACGTCGCAAAGGGAAGAATCCTCGACCACCTGCCTGTGAGCAAGCCCCCTCGCCATCGTTCTGTTCCGAACTCCCAACGGCTCTTTCCAAACAAAATGTCGGGCCCAAAACCACCATCCAAGCTTTTCATGAAGTCGAATTATCCTCCCCGGAAAATCCAACAATCCCCGCTCGCCTTTCCTCGGTATATCCATACAATGAACCGCCGAGAATCTTCCGGGAACCGTCAGACGATGAACCTCCCGCACCACGAACTCGAAGTGCTCAAAAAACTCTTCATAGGTGCGACAATTCGACAAATCACGATCCGACGACGAATAATGATAGAGGCAGCCACCTCCATCAGCCGCGAATGGTGGAGAATAGATCGACAGATGCACCGACTCATCCGGCAATCCTTTCATCACTTCGCAGCAATCGCCATTGTAAAGAGCATATCCATCCGTCACGGTTTGATTGATCACAGCCATCATATTTTAGCTCCAAAAATATCCATCACTTAGTCGTCTGTTTGCTACGCTTGCTATGCACAGATTCAATGACTTCAGATATGCGAGCGCTCCCTAACCTCTTAACTCGCTTGCCATCTAACCATGCTTCATAAGCATACCACGCCCGGCCAATAATATCTTTTAGGTTATCATAACCGGACGTCCTGCCCTCTGCTTTTCTGACCGCCATATGC